GATCCCAAGACGTGCCGCCGCCGGTTAAGCCTGTCCCGAATGCTGGCGAAGTATGCGTGCACTTTGGAAAAAACACCGGCAAGGCGCTATCCGAGCTTTCCGCGAAATCCGTGGAGTGGTACGCCCAGGAACCTGCTCCGCGTCTCCGCCAGGATGGGACGCCATTCCCGCCGCGTCCGGCTGACGTGGCACTGCGCGAGGCTGCGCGGACTCTTGTCCATCAGCGGCGCGGAACTATTCCGATGAGCGAGCCCGTGCTGCAGCCGGCCAAGATTAACGAAGACGATATTTCATTCTGACCATGAACACACACGAAACCAGCAACGAAACCGCGGTCATCAAGGCCGCTTCAAATAAGGCGCCTATCACCTTCGGGGATTCAGGCGTCAAACTAGCCAGCCTCGAGGACGCTTACCGATTCGCCAACGCGATTGTTGCAAGTGGCTTCGCACCGCGAGGAATGGAAAAGCCTGAGGCCGTCCTGGTGGCGATTCAGTTGGGCGCCGAGATCGGGCTTTCACCGATGGCGGCACTCCAAAACACGGCGGTTATCAACGGGCGCCCGGCTATCTACGGCGACGCGGCGCTTGCGTTGGTGCGCGGCTCTGGGCTGCTGGTCTCTTACAAGGAAGAGGAGATCGGCGAGCCTGGCAGCGACGCGCACGGCTACCGCGTGACGGCAGTTCGCGAGGGCGACCAGACCGCGGTGGAAACCTTCACGGTGGGCGATGCCAAGCGGGCGAAGCTGTGGGGAAAGAACGGACCCTGGAGCGATTACCCAAAACGCATGCTTCGCTTCCGCGCCCGCGGCTATGTGCTCCGCGATCTCTTCGGCGACGTGCTGAAGGGCTTGCGCACCGTGGAGGAAGCCCGCGACATTCCCGCGGAGCCAATCAACGTGACGCCGCTTGCTGACAAGGTGGCCGGCGGGCTTAGCTCGCAGATTGGGGGTGCCGCATGAGCAATAAATATTACAACGGTGGATCAGCGTTTCCTGTGCCTATGGTTGCACCTCAAGGCGACTTTATGAACGTGCAATCGCAAGGAATGACATTGCGCGACTGGTTTGCCGGCCAGGCTTTGTGCGGTCTAATGGCACATCACGGAGTGCACGATCTGTCCAATGATTTGCCCGAATCTGCATACACAATCGCGGATGAAATGCTTCAGAAACGATGTGATGATAAACAAAATAGGGCGAAGGAGATAAAACAATGAGCGCCGAACTACGCCGGGAAAAGATCGTGGACAGCGCAACGCAGCAGTTCCGCAATCTGCTTGAAAGCCGATATCTGCAGATCCTAAAGGCCGCTTCGGATTCGTTTGCCGACGACGACAACGCCGTGGAGCCGACGTGCAAAGTTGGCGTGACAGTTGAATGGGACGCCATCGCGCCGAGCACGAAAGTTGCCGTCAAGATCTCGTGGAGCGCCAAGTTTCGCGACGAGTCCGACGATATCGTGGACGTGGAACAGCTCAACATCGACCTTCAGCCAGGCGGGGAGGCCGAACCAAATGGTGGCGCCTAAGAAGTCGAAGGCGGAATCCGCGGAGGTAGTCGAGCGGACCAAGCTCACGCTTTCGCTGCTTCCGATCATAGACCTAATTTCACGCAGCACGGACGAGATCAACACCGGCGAATATTGGGCCGCCTATCGCAGCATTAACGAGGCCGAGCTGTTGCTGGGCGAGATTGCGCTGCAGCTGCACGATCTAGACTGCAGGGAGGATGACAAGCCATGATCCACGAAGACCATTTGACGTATCATGCGAATTTGGCCGTTTCGCATTCCAAGCTTGAAGCGTTCCGCCGCCGGCCGGCGCTGTACTACAAAAAATACGTTACCAAGCAGATCCCGCCCGAGGAGCCAGGCACCGCCTTTCGCATCGGGTCCGCGGCACATTGCAGCATCTTGGAGCCGCTTGAGATGGCGCACCGCTACGCGATCCGACCCGAGGGCATCGACCGCCGAACAAAGGAAGGCAAAGAACGCTGGGCGATCTTCGAGACGGAAAGCGCTGGGCGGGTTATCATAGACACCGACGAGGCCGCGCAGATTATTAAGATGACGGACGCAGTGCGGCAGCATGACCTTGCGGCGCAGCTGCTCGCTCACGGGCAGCCGGAGCTCACCTGGCGGACCGGTGGAAGTTTGGCGCTTCAGTGCCGCACCGACTGGTTTAATCCAGACGGCTGCGAACTTTCAAACGGACGCCCGTATGTGTGCGACGTTAAGACGGTCGAAAGCCTCGACGACGATGCGTTCGCGAATTTCGAACGCGCCGTGTTTCGTTACGGCTACCATCGCCAGGCTGGCTTTTATCTGCCGCTCATCACCGAGCTTTTCGGTAAGCCAGTGTTCGATTTCTTTTTTATCGTCGTGGAAAAGGCCGAGCCATTCGGCGTCGCGGTTTACCGCCTCACCGACCAGGTTGTCTCAATCGGCCAAGACGAGACGATTGCGGATCTGCGGCGGTTGGCGCGTTGCATTTCTTCCAACGAGTGGCCGAATATCGAGCCGACGCTCCGCGAGATCGGCGTGCCGAGCTGGTACGGGAAAGGAGGCGCCTCGTGACCCAGCTTCAAACCGACTGGCTTCGTGCCATTATGGACAATCACGCCGAGCTGGCACGCGAGAAGCTTGAGCTAGAAGAACACATCGACCGCTGCGAGCGGCTGCTGCGCTGCTGGTGCAAGCCTGGCACATTCAGCAACTCCGAAGAGCTGCGGATGGAAACGCTGGAGATGCTCGACGGCCGTCCCGAAAAAGCACGCTCTGCGCTTGAAGACTTAACGTCAGAGAACGCCAGGCTTAAACAAGCAATCGGCCAGCTGCAAAAGCTCGCAGCCGTGGCCGACCGCGAAATCGCAGAGCTGAAAACACAACTCGCCAACAAATGAGCATTACCGCCGCCGTCATCCTGATAGCTGGAACTGGTCTCGCGTGCTTCCTGTGGGGAATGTGGCTAGGCATCGAAATCGGCCGCGATAAGGAATGGTTCGACTCCACTTTTACTGAATACGACACACCAAAAAAACATGCCAAGACTTTCACACGCCACCGAATCGGCAATCGTCGGAATGATCCTTGAAGGGACCGACCCTAAGCTGGTGGCTCACGCCAACAACGTGAGCGCCGCCAAGGTCTATTCCGTCATTCACAAAATGCAGCTGCGCAAAACCTACGTCAGCGAGAGCGAGCGCGTGAAGCTCATCGCCAGCAGAAAGGGAATCAACCTGTGAGTGTCACGGAAACGATGGCGCGTATTTACGCGCTGCTGGACAAGCACGCGCCCAAACTGATGACGCCAGTAAACGTGGGCGCCATGACCACCGGACGGTGCGACATTCGACGCGGACGGCCGCTGAGCGAAGGCGAAAAACGCGCCGCGCTAACCATGCGAAACAAGGGCTGGAAGTATGACCAGATCGCTCAGGAGTTTGGCGTCTCCCGCACAACCGTTTATCGGGCAATCAATCCAGGGTACCATGCACACTAGCTTTACGATTCACGGAAACCCGAAGGGCCAGCCGAGGCCGCGGGCATTTGCTCGCCGCATGGGTGCAAAGTTCGTGGCGCGATTTTACGACAGCGATTCCGCGGACGAATGGAAGGCCGCCGTGGATGCGGCACTGTTAGAGCAGCAGATCGAATTAAGCCCGCAGCTGAAGGCCGGAGCTTTCCACGTCTCGCTTTACTTCACCTTTTCGAGACCGAAAGCGCATTTCCGCTCGAACGGTGAACTTAAGGAAGCTGCTCCCACGCTGCACAGGCAAAAGCCGGACCTGGACAACCTCGCCAAGCTGATCCTTGACCGGACGACGCGCAGCGGGAAGTTCTGGGCGGATGATTGCCAGGTTATCGACCTGAGCGTGTTTAAAGATTGGGCACGCAATGGAGACCAGCCTGGCGTGCGAGTGCTGATAATTTCCGAACCTTGACACATCACCGGCTGACGCTTGGGTGATTGGTACGGGCCGTAGAAAGCCCAATGCATGCAAAATACGAAACATTTCCGGTTGGTCTGCGGGAGGGTCGCCATGCACCCAATTTCTACCCCGCGGGCCAACCGGATTTTCGTTTATGAACTGGCTTAACATCAATGTTTCAACTCTTCGCTCTCCCGAGTTTATCGGGTCCGAGCCTGTAGCTCGCGCAACCTGGCTTTGCGTTTTGGGTTATTGCTTCGATCAGGAAAACGGTGGTATTGTTCCGAACTCGCGTCTTTGGAAGGACCGCCAATGGCAGCAAACATGCGGCGTAACTGCGCAAGAAATTAGCGAGTCACATCCGCTGCTTTTTTGGGACGGAGACGATTTGCACGTTTGGAACTATCCCGTTGCAAAACAACATGAAGTGCAAGGTAAGCGCGCTTCTGGAAAGCTGGGAGGGCTAAGCAAATCTGAAGCAAAAATCGAAGCTGCGCGCATCAATGGAACGAAGCACAACCCAAGCACAACCCAAGCAGAAGCCAAGCACAACCCAAGCGAGAACCCAACGGAAAGGAATAGTAATAGGAATAGGAAGGGAATAGGAAAGGAACTATTGGCGCCGGCTGAAGCCGTCGCGGAAGAAAGGCCGAAGGATTTGATCTTCGAGGCGCTATGCGCGGCAACTGGAACGGAGATCGCCAGCCTCACCAAATCAGGGCGCGGAGCGATTAACGGCGCACTTCGCGACATTTGCGCTGCCTCACCGCAAGTCACAGCCGAAGAAATCAAAAGCCGCGCCGCCGCCTATGCGCGGAAATTCCCGAGTGCCGCACTGACCGCGCCAGCCTTGGCTAAGCACTGGGCAAACTGTGGAAGCGCGGCCGGGACCGAATCAATGGCCGAATTTGTCGAACGCATGAACCGCCCGATTCCCGCGGGCTTCACACGATGAACGCCGCCGAAGTTAAGGCGATGCTGGCCGTGCGCACGCTGGATGTGTGCAAAATGCTGCTTTCAAAAGGCGAGCAAAAGCGAGGCGAGTGGCTCTGCGGAGATGTCAACAACACGCCAGGGCAATCGCTAAAGGTTCGACTGGAAGGCGCGAAAGCTGGGCTGTGGGCCGACTTCGCGGCCGGCAAGCAGGGCGATATCATTTCGCTCTGGATGGAATGCAAGGGCCAAGACTTTATCACGGCGCTGCGCGACATCAAGGGATGGCTCGGCGTAGATGATCGCGACGAACGGAAGTTCGCCAAGCCATTCGTGGCTGCGAAAACATTCGTCAAGCCGGTGCTGGATCGCGTAACACCGCTTGAGAGTGGCGGCGCCGTTTTCGAGTATCTGACAAAGGAAAGATTTATTCCAGCGGAGATCCTGCGCGCTTACGATGTGCGACAGATGATCCACGGGGCGAGTGGGCCGACCTGCGTTTTTCCGGCTCACGATCCGAGCGGTAAAAATATTGAGCTCGTCAAATATCTGGCGGTGGATCGTGACGCGGACGGGAAAAAGCGTTCCTGGTCGAGCGCGGAGTCAAAAGACCATTTGATAGGCTGGAAAACGGTCCAGCCAAACGACCGAGAAATCTGCATCACGGAAGGCGAGATCGACGCATTTACGGTCGCATCATGGGGCACTCGCGCACTTTCAATCCCACGTGGCGTCAAAGCCTTCGACTGGATCGAACACGATTACGAGGCGCTGGAGCGATTCGAGCGCATTCTGATCTGCACCGACATGGACGCAGAGGGCCGCGCTTGCGCCGAGCAGATCGCGAAGCGATTGGGGCGCACTCGCTGCTTCCGAGTGACGCTTCCGGTTAAGGACGCCAACGAGGCGCTCATGCACAACGATTTCGGGCGTGAGCAATGGGAAGCTGCTGTCGCCGAGGCGCGAACGTTGGATCCCGAAACCCTGCGTTCAATCGGGGATTTCGCAACCGACGCCTGGGAGGCTCTGCATCCAACAAACGAACGCGCCATCGGGACGGAGCCGCCAATATCAATGCCGTGGCGCTGCCGACACGGCGAGGTCACGCTCTGGTCTGGCATTAACGGGCACGGCAAGTCGCAACTGCTTATGCAGTTTGCGCTACACGATGCCTTCCAGGGACAAAACGTGTGCGTCGCGTCTTTGGAAATGCCCGGCGCGAAGGTGGCCGCGCAACTGGTGCGGATGACTCTTGGAACGATGCCGGCCAAAACAGAGGAAGCGCTCGCGAAGGGTGCTCTAGATTGGCTCGCCGGCCATTTTTGGATTGTTGATCGCGTGGGGATTATGCCGTGGCGCGAACTGCTGGGCGTGATGGAATACGCCGCCAAGCGCTACGGTTGCACCCGATTTGTCATTGATTCGCTGGTGCGCTGCGCGATTGGTGAAGACGATTACGACGAACAGAAAGAATTTGTTGGCGAGCTAACCACATTCGCCGGCAAGTTTGGACACGTTCACATCGTCGCGCATCCGCGAAAGGGCGCCGACGAGGCCCAGGTGCCGGGCAAAATGGACGTGCGGGGCTCTGGAACGCTCGCGGACCTCGTGCACAACGGTTTTACGGTCTGGCGAAACAAGGACAAAGAGCAGAGGCTTCAAACAATGGCGCCGGGCGACTTGGCCGGCCGGGTCGCTTTGGAGAAGATCAAGGACGGACAACTGACCGTCTGGAAACAGCGCGAAGGGGGCGAAGAGCCGATCCGAGGGCTATGGTTGCACAAATCGTCACAGCAGTTCCTGGAGGCGCCAGATCACAAGCCGAGGGTTTATTTTAAGAAGACCTAAGCCGATAAATGGCCCAAAACACACGATTCCTTGCGTTTTAAGGCACATATTCAATCAAACATGACTCTTGGTGCCTGTTTTGATAATCTGACAGTCCGAAATGCAAAGGAAACGGCCTTTTTCCTTACTGTTGACTTTTTACATGTAAAGTTTTCGCTGCTTTTGTGAGCAAGACACACACACCCTACAAGACCGCGAGCGACGTTTTGCTGCGCGTGAGAATAGCGACCCACGTTTTGTCGGCGGCGAAGAAACAAGCCGTTGCCGCCTACGACGAGGATCTGCGGGCGCTTAAGAACCTCGATCTTAAGCTGGCGACCGTGGAAACGCTGCAGCAGCCCGAGATGTTCGACGTGGAAACGACGTTGACGCCCGAGCTGCGCCGCATTCTCGAAAGCCCGCTGGCACGCTACCAGTGAACTTTGTTCCGCTGCAGCCCAATCTGACCACCAACCCGTGGGCGGAGATGGAGCGGCCGAAGCGCGCCGAGCTCGTTGGGGAAATCTCCGAGCGGCTGGTGGAATGGTCTGAGGTCGAAGGCCGGCGCCGCGTCCATCGTTGGATCACGCAGGTTGCGCGCATGGGGGGCGATCCAGAGAGCACCGAGGCCATGTGGCTTTACTTGCGTCTCTCAACCGGCGACCTGGGCCAGATCACGACGAGTTTTACTGAACTTGGCCGCAAACGGAACCGCACGAAACAGGCCGAGCAGCAAGAGACGGAGCGGGCGCTGGCTGTGATTGCGCGACACTTCCCAGAACTGGCCGGCGCGATCAACGACCTCAAAAAGATCTAGTGAGCGAACACAAGACGCACACGGCGCTGGCGCGGGCGCTCGGCTGTTCGCCGACGGCGATCCGCAACTGGCAGCGCGAATATCCCGACTCGCCGAAGGCTTACGCCGAGACCGAGTGGCGCGAATTCATTGACCGGCACGGGCTCGGCCAGGCTGGCCCGCGTAAAAGCCGGCGTCGCGAAGAGCTGCTGGTGGAGAAGCTGGCGAGCGAAGTGCGGCTAAACCAGATCAAGATCGCGCAAGCCGAGGCGAAGCTGATCCCCGCGGAGGATGTTGACAACTTTTTGTTGTTTTTGGCCGCCAGGGTAAAATCCGCTATGTATCAGGGATTCACGACCGAGCTTCCGCCTAAAGTCGCCGGGTTGGACGTGGGCGAGATCCGCAAGCTGTCCCGTGAACACGCGGACCTGGTGTG